CACCCGTAAGGATTGATAAGCGAAGCGTAAATGCTTGGCTATCTAAGCCCTTGTATGTGTGCGTGTTAAACACAAAATATTTCGGTAGTTGTAACTTGCTTTTCGCTTCTACACTTTCCATCGCTGAACGTGATGCAGCAAACTCCCCAACTTCGTGTTCTTCATTTCTAGCATAATCTAAAGTAATTTTACGCACCGCTTGAATTGCTGAAGTGAATGACATTAATTCATCATCCTCACTGTAAGCAGTGATGAAATCGCGCCAATCTTCAAGCCATTCAGAAAATTCACGCTGATCACATTTTTTACCTTGGAAATCACATAGTGCTTTAAATGCCGACGTTTTTTCCATATTTAAAAGTGCGCGATGGTTGGCGTGAAGAGGTTGTTTGAGAGAGCCAATATCAAAGACAATTTCTGCACCAAGATTTTTTTCGTCAATAAAACATTGAGCATTTTCTTGCTGATACTGTGCGGCATAAGCAGTAAAACTATCAAAGTTATATGTTGAAAATACGGCACGAAATTGATTGCGGAATTGATTTTGTGATTCCAATGAATGGATTTTCATATCACTTGGCAGGATAGCGATTGGATAATCGCTTTTTCCTACGTGAACACTAGATAAAACAAGTTCTTTAAGTTGTTGTAAATTTTCGTTCATTTAAAGCTCCTATGCTGCTTTTACAATTTTTAAAGTGCCATTTGGTGTTGGCTCTGGTTTTTCAGGCGTTGCACAAAGTGCACCACCTTTATGTACGTACATTGGTGTCGCAGTAGTATCCTCTTCGGAAGATTTCCCGCGTTTTGTAGGTTTGATATAGCTTAGCTTGTGTTGAATTTGAACAGATGGATTATCGCTATCCATTCTCTTTAATGTAAACTCAACCTTCACTGTGCCTTGCTTGTCATTATTTAAAACACCCAATGCAACCTCTGAAAGAGCTGTGGCGAGCTTATTTTCAAAGATCCCTGCGTCAAGCTCTTCAAGAAACTCGTGTACGTTTGTTTTTGCCATTTTTATTTCTCCTATTTAAATAATTGTTGTAATGGTTTTACCATTTCAAAGCACACTTGCTATTGATGCCTTAACTTCAAATATGCTTTGAAATAAACCGATCCGTGGGCTTGTTACCATTTCCCCGACCGAACTCGTATCCTCTAAGGGATTGCTTAAAGATATAAACAGCGCTGCCATTGACCTGCCAACCACATCACTTCGGTTAAACACGCAGTACAGTTTTCTGCTCTGGGGTTACTCGACTTAAATCAGTCGATAATTTATATCCCGCACGAGACCAAATTGTCTAAAACTCAAAACAGGTTAATGATGAGTGCCTTTCTTTATACTTGTAAGGCTCAAGTCCTCTTGTATGCGACTACATCGAGGAATATAATGCTCTCTGCGACTACAATTTAATCAGAGGAAACATTATGGAAATAGAAAAAGAGGAGAAAAGTCATGTTCCGACAAGACCGACTCCACAACCTAAACCAAGATGAGGAATAAAAGATGGAAGGGAAAAATCGAAATGATTTAGTATTTGAGTTGTATTACAGCTACAATTTAGAAAATTTAAACTATCACTTAAATGATCGATTAAATAAATTGTTGATTACCATTCAACTGTTACTTTCGTCAGCAGTATTTGGTGACTTAGATCAATTTTTCCCACATTTGAACATAAATATCATTATTGGGTTTATTTTAGCGATATTAAGTGTGCTTTCACTTGTTTATGGCTTTGGCGAAAAAGCTGCATTATCTAAAGTTGCAAAAGCACAATATCAACCATTATTTAAACGCTATTCAACCATGACTGATGAAGAGTTGAATCAGGCATTAATTACAAGTGATTTACTAAATAATAATATC